GATTTAGGCTATCAGGATGCCCCAGACCTTCCAACCACTTTTGAATCTCGAAATAGTTCGTCAGATCTTCATCTACTTTGAAACGAATGACCAAAGGATCATAAGTGATTCTATCGCCAGGACGGGGAACAGAAGCGAAAGGCGTTGGGCTTTCAATCGCGTTCATTCCTACTGCAGGAATGGTAGCACCTTGACAGAAATAGTTCACACCAGGAAGTCTCTTGATAGCAAATCGAAAACCGTTTTGCCCAAGGAAGTTGATATTTGATGGTAGATTTTCGACTGCTGACATGTGCCTATTTAGTAACAAAAAAGGGGGATCCGAAGACCCCCCAGTTTGCGGTTTGAACCCGTCTTATACTCCCTCCCACATGGAGGGTTTTCATTACATCAGGTTTGAAACCTTGACGAAACGATAGTATGTGTTGTAACCCTTGGTGTTTGGTGCACCAATTGCGCCGTCGGCTGAAGATGTTGCGAATGGGTTTGCAACCATTCCGTAACGTGTCTTGAAGCCGATCTTAGGCTGGAACGAATCCTGACCGATAGCGCGAACCATCTGGAGAGGAACGTATGGGCAGTAGAACAGACCAGCGTCAAAGGCAGAAGAACCCTTGTAGCCGAGTGTGAAATACTGCTGACCAGCTGAAGAAGCGAAGTATGGGTCGATGTAGACCTTAATACGTCCGTTCAGAACACCAGCGAATGTGTTACCAGTATCGTCAACGTTCAGGTTGTTAGCGAGAGCTGGAGTATAATCCAGAACGCCAGCCATCTGAAGAGCTGATGCAACGTCCGATCCGCAGATCAGAACGTTACCCTTACCACGACGTGTAGCCTTGGCAATCTGGTTAGATTCGCGTTCAATCTGGAACAGAAGTCCCTTGAACTTTTCAACCATCCAGCGACCGTTTGAGTCAACGTCGAGGTTGAATGTTCCAGCTGAAGTTACGTTCTCCTGAGCACCAGCAGAAGCTGTGTAGTTGATCGTGCGAACAACTTCACGGTTGATTTCTGACAGGATTTCTGCAGCAAGAATGTTTGACAGTTCTGTTTCAGCATCAAGACCGTGAATAGCCTTAAGATCCTGAGCCAGTTCCATCGTGTATTCTGCCTTCAGAGCACGTGATACTGCAGTAACGGCAACCTTCTCAATCGAGAATGCCATTTCCTGGAAGTTACCACCAGCTGTAGTTCCGTCACCAAGACGTTCTGCAGCTGAACGAGCCATACCTGTTGAAACAGTATATGAACCAGATGTAGCAGCTGAAGCGCGAAGTGTTGGATCGTTAGCTTCCTGAACACGTCCGCCTGAAGTGTTACCAACAACGAGACGTGAAGCTGTGTTACCAGCAGCTGAACCAGAGAAGGTTGTGTTAGCTTCGTTGAAGAGAGCTTCTGAACCACCCTGTGTGCTGTAACGTGAACGCATTGCGAAGATCAGGCCTGTTGGACCTGTCATTGGCTGAACGCCGCAGATATCGTATGCGATCAGGTTAGGCATTGAACGGCGAACCAGTGAGATAAGTACTGGGTCGAATGTATCGATTGAACCGTCGCCTGCTGTTGAAGAAGATGAACCCATTGAGTTGATTGGAGCAGCTTCGCCCAGAAGGCCTGGAGCGCGATAACCGCCTGAACCAAATCCGTCTTCGCGAGCAGCCTTCTCCTGGTTTTCCAGAAGCTGAGCAACTACGCTGCGCTTGTGTGTATCCTTGATGGGAGCCAGATCAGGATGTTCCAGGACTGGCTGCCACTTCTTCTGAATTGATTCGTTCAGAGATTCCATTTTACTATTTCTCCTAATTGTTTTTACTTTTTGATGCCGCGTGAAATTGCGGACATATAAGCAGCCATTTCAACTGGAACCTGCTTTTCAGTGACATCGTCACCCACTGGTTCCTCATCGAGAGTTACTTGTTCGTTCAAAGACCCGGCCGAAGCCTTTGTTGGGAAGTAGCTCTCACGAAGAGTAGCAATTTTCTTCTTATATGCGTCTGCACTTTCGAAGTCAACTGCTTCAGAAAGTGACTGCAGCTTTGCTACTTGCGTATCTGTCAGGCCTTCTGAAACTTCTGCGAACGCGAAATCACGTTCGAATTCCTTGAGCTTGTTTGAAAGCTCGATATTCTTTTCCATTTCTTCGTTGATTGCTGACTCAAGAGCTTCAACCTTATCGGCGAGTTCTTCAGCAACATCAACTGCTTCATCTGGAAGATCAATGTAGTGTTCTTCAAACAGACCCTTTAGACCTGTCATGAATGACTCAATGATTTCAGCCTTCAGACCACGTTCGATAGCAACAGCGTTTGATTCCATCCACTGTTCAACAACGTAGTCAAGATATGTGTCAACGCGCTCAACGAGTTCTTCGCTTACAGAAGAAACTTCTTCTGACAGAGAGTCGTCGAACTTGGCGTCAACAGCTTCGAGCTGTTCATTTACTTTTGAAAGAACGGCTGCTGTGTAAACTTCTGCAGCCTTAGTGATGAATTCTTCTGATACTTCCATACCAGCGAAAATAGCCTTAACGTCTTCTGAAACGTCAATATCTTCAGCTGTAAGGCGTGCAACGCGAGGAGCTACGTCTTCGCCGATTGAACGCTGCTTAGGATCAACAGAAGAACCCTGAGTTGGGTTTGACTTGTCACCCTTGAACTTGTCATACATTGCAGATACTTCTGCCTTCTTCATACCACCAAGAGCCTGAACCATTGAATTGATCATGCCTACCTTGGTATATGGCTTGATGCCTGAACCCTGTGTCATAGGACCAGACTTCTCACCCTGCTGGGCTACACCACCAGGAACTGATGCCTGAACTCCAGTAGGGTCGGCAATCTCAGCATTAACGCCGTAGCTCGCCTTTTTTGCTTCTTGCACGTCGAGCTTTTCGACGTTATTTTCCTGACCTGACATATTGATATTCTCCTCAGGGTTATTAGAAGATTCTTCTAGTTTATTTATAAAAATGGCGTAATTAGAGTTTCTTTAAGAAAGTATTGAAAGCACGTAGAAGAACTTCTTCATGGTTTTCCTTAGTGCCGTAACCTTCGTCGATACTCTTTTTGATTTGAGCAACTTCTTTTTCTACAAGAATGCCGTTGTCCCAAACCCACTCCTTGCCTTCCATGATTCCGTTAGCGAGAGCCTGCGGAGCTGATGGATCAGCAACGATATCAGCAGCTGTGGCAAGGTAGAAGTCGTTCTGAACTTCCATGATATCGCCTCTTTTTACTAGCGATCCCATGCCACGTGAAGAGAAACCAAGCTTGGCTCCTTCCTTCATCAGATTCTTTACGATGTTTCCGTATGGTGTATCCATGATCTTAGCGCGACCGACGAAGTTATCGCCATCCTGACGCAGTGACTTGATCATGTGAGATACGCGCTCAAGATTGATGGTTGGTCCTTGTGGATGACCAAGCTCACCATAAGCGCGATTCTGCTCAACGAACTCGCGATTGTAGCGAGCAACTTCGTTGGCTAAAGTTTGTGTAGGATAGATACGACCGTTCTTATTCTTGACGTTACCCTGCATGAGGATACCTTCAAGGAAAAACTGCTTTTCACCTGCTTCATTAGATTCTGTAATGATCTTGAGATCTTCGTTTACTTCGCAGATGAGTTTCATTAGTATTGCGAGCCTCCAGTAATTGAGGTCGTCTTATGCAACTTAAGAATAAGTGTTGCTGGACCTGTGCCTACTTTTGTTACTACAACGTTTGATGTTGCTTCTGCATCACCGTTATCAATTAGTCGCGAATCTGAAAGATCCATAACGTGCTGACCGTCTGTGAGAAGCAGGATAGTATTAGCTCCGCGCTGAATCTGCCAATGAACATTGTTACCGCAAGACCATTCAGCCGAAACGATATTCATGCGAGTAACAGTTTCGCCAGCCGAGTTAGCACCGATAGTTGCTGTTGCATGATTTCTTTTGATGAAACCACTGGCGTTGAATTTGGCGATTACCCAACCGCCTTTATTGTGTTTGTTGACAATACCTTCCGCAGCCATTATTCGTCCTCACCCATTACTTCTGCGACGAAGTCAAGGATACGCTCAAATGAATCAGCGCTTTCGTTGACGGCGGCTTTGAATACAACCTGATTACCTGTGTTCAGCTTATCAAATACTTCGTGAATTGAGTTATAGATATCTGAATTGATTTCGATGATATCACCGTTCATCAGTTCAATTTCCATAACGTCTTCGTCTGATTCATTGATAACTGGCGCATTGATAAATGCTGATTCTGAAAACGCAGGAGCGCTAACAGAAGAAGCAGCTGTCTTTACAGGTTTCATGTCGCCTTGTGTTTTATCAGCGCGAGTCATAGGAGTCTTACTTCCCTTGAAACCAGACTTATCAGCGAGCTTAGATGTGCCCTGCTGAATAGGAGAACGATCACCGTTCTCTGGTTGATGTTCAGCTTGACCTTTATTTTCTGCGCCAGCACCCTTTACAGGATAGTCTGTTACGTTACGAGTATGCGCGTCGTAAAAATCTTGTTCGCCCTGAGCGCGTGGGCGGAGAGCTTTAGCTTCTGGGTTTTCTTCCTTAGCGATAGCTTCACGCAGTTGCTTGAACGTCTTCATCAGTTTCGATCTCCTCTGCGGAAACTTCTTGAGTGTTGAACATGTTAGATGCAATCTCTACTTTTTTCAGCTCGAGGGCATCTTCGATTTTAGCAGCTAAAGCAGAATTGATAGCGTCGCGGAATCCGGCGGCGTCTTGTTCTGCAGCGGCTTGAATAGCGGTGTAAATCTGTTCCATAGTAAAGTCCTTGTTTTGTGATTCTATTTATAAAAAAATGAATTATTGGCTATCTGTCTTTATACGGTGCTGCTGACGGCGTAAAATTTGTTGTATATCTAGCATATCGTGTGAAACGCAGCTCGTCCATATATCCTATGAAAAACTGTTGATAAGTTGTATTCAAAATAGCACCAATCAAATTGAATCCGTTACCTGCATACAAACCGCTAGAGTTTGTTTGTGTTGCACCAGCCTGACTGCCGTTTATGAAAATGTAGAAGTTTGATCCAGATCTTACGATCGCAATATGATTCCATGCGTTTGATGTCAACGCTGGCGATGGTGCCGTATAGTTGATAGCCCAAGCAGAACCAGAAACAGATACGAGAAGTTGTAAGGTTCCGCTCGTTGTGATATCAAGTCTAAGTCCAGCGAAAGCTGTTCCGAGCCCGTTAATGAAAAAGATAGTTTTTGTTGCTGCGAACGACGTAGGAAATACCCAACCTTCTATCGTGAAGTTAGAAACGCCAAGATGCAACGCTGGAATGTTGGCTTGCACGCTATTATATGCAGATAAAGCAAGATAATCTGATGAACCATTGAACGTTATTCCCGTTCCACCGAACTTGCTCTGAGTAGTCGATAGTTTAGCTGTGCTGACAGTCGCGATCGACATATTACCAGTTTGATCTATGACTTTACCGTTAGTCGTTTTCAATAAGTAAGAACTCGTTGAAACATCAAGAGGTTGTGTTGGCGGCGTAAAGTTAGTTGTATAAATGGCGCTCTTTGTTATTCTAACGTCACTAACATATCCAGGTAGATATCCTCCAGTTAATACATCACCCAAAACACCAATCGTCATTTGAGCAGATGATCCATAATCAATAGTATCTGTGTATGTTGTTCCTGCTGCTGCGCCGTTAAGATAAAACTTAGTTACGCCACTTGATTTTACAACAGCAACATGATACCATTGATTAGGTATGACAGTATGCGAAATTCTTACAGCACCACCAGCATAAAAACTAAATGTTGATGCAGCAGAAAGATATGTCGTGACCTTTGTTTGCGATGAGCCACCGCCTGATGTTCTAAAATCTACTACGCCAAAACCAGCAGATACGCTATTGAAGTAAACCCAGTATTCTACAGTCCAATCTCCCGTCCCTAAACCAAAGTTGGTTACTGCAACAGGAACTCTTGCATAATCTGTTGTTCCGTTAAAGAATAAACTACCGCCATTATTTGTTGGATTGTATTTTGATGTTGGAGTAAATGGTGAAAATGGTGTTATAGCTGGTGCGCTTACGAAAGCAACAGTATATGCGTTCGTTGAATTATCTTTGAATCTGTTATCTTGGCACGTCAATATTTGCGTCCCGCTAACAGCCGTTAATGGAGAAGTTGAAGGAGTAAAGTTTGATGTATAGACTGCATTTCCTACGACATATCTAACATTAGAAATATGACCTAAGAGTTTATTTCCTTGATCTGCTGTTGAACCAATGTAAATAGCTTTATTGCCGCCATAGCTACCAATGTTTGTGCCAGCAGAAAGTGTAACAGTATTAGAATCTTTTACACCATTGATATAGATTGCTACTTCAGTTCCATTACGAACAAGAGCAAGATGATTCCATGTTCCATTAGTGATAGTTCCTGAGCTAGTCAGGTTTGTATATCCACTGGTAGCACCGCCGTCGACGTTGACTGCTGCAAATACGTTTCTGCCAGCAGTAACATAAAACTGGAACATACCACCAGTTTGATGCGATGTTACAAGACCTTGTATTGATCCTGTAGAATTTATAAACGCCCAACATTCTACCGTAAAGTTTTGTGTGCCGATAAGATAATTAGAGTTCGCTGCAAAACTTAGTATAGACGAACCGTTTAGATACGTAGACCAGTAACCTGCTGGTTCACTGAATGGGCTAAATGTTCCTTGACCAGGATTACCAGAGCGCGTGAGAGATATCGCACCAGAAGTAGGAGTAGGTGTTCCGTTTTGAGTAATCGTATATGCGTTTGCAGAATTGTCAGTGGTAGCACTAGACGACTGACAAACTAAGAATGTTGTATTCGTAATCGCAGTAAGAGCTGAAGTCGGAGGAGTGAAGTTGGTCGTATAAAGAGCAGTTCCTCTTAGAAGACGAACGTTCGAAATCCATCCGCCAAAATATAAGCTAGGCACCTGATTTGCGCCAACTCTAGGAGTTGTAAATGAACCATAAGTTGTTGAGTCTGTTGCGGTAGTTGATTCTGCAACGCCATTGATATACAGTTTTGCTGTTCCACCAGACTCTTTCACAAGAGCAAAGTGATACCACTGATTCGCATTGATTGTTGTATCTCCACCAACAATCGTAGAAGAAGTGTTGATACGACCTTGAAGTTTGCTGCTTACGATTCTAATATCAATAGTTTGAGTTGAGTTATGTAATTTTACGATCGGAATTTCAGCTGATGAAACAACACTAGCATAGAACCATCCTTCTAATGTATAGACATCACTACCAACCGTGACTGTGTTTGGTAATGTTAGATAGTCTGTTGAACCGTTAAAGAATACGCTGTTTGTGCCACTAAACGGAACTTTGTCTGTAGAGTTATCATAGATTAAATTGTTTGTGTCGTTGTTAGCGCCATCAGCGTGAATCAAGAATCCATTGAGATTGAAGTAATCATCGACGCCATCACCATAGTCAGATGGCCATGTGTTTGTTCTAAGATTTCTTTCCAAATCTCTAAGCGACCACACCCCACTAGCAGATGCTACTGTAGGCGTTCTATATGTTCCAGATAAACCGCCTTCTGGTCTAATTCTAGACATTAGCTGATTCTCTCCCAGCTGCAAATAGCATGGAATGCGGAAGCGAATGATGATGACAACTGAATAGAAACGTTCTCAAGCAAATAGAAACCAGTATCTTTACCAACGATCGCAATAACAGATCCAGCAGGAACAGTTACGTTTCTTGCTATGTAGCTGTTTGCGCCACCGTTGTTTAACTGAACATTGATGTTGTATGTGTTAGAAGCATAGTTAGCAACAGATAACGAGTTGATTTTATATACACAACCAGATGACGCTGGATTGGATACGATCGTAGCCATGCTCGTTGATACAGTCTGAGTTGCTGTATTACCAAGAATGTTCGTTACATTGACTATGTTAGGATTAGCCATATTATCCCCCGAATACTATTGCCATTGCAATAGCCTTACCTGTAGAGGCAGCTGTTGTCGCTACAGTGATTGTATCTGTTGACGGATTAGCTGCTAATGAAATACCAGAACCAGCGATGAGCGTGAGTCTATCTGTTGTAGAATCTGCTGAAACGACGTTGGAACCAACAAGAATACCTGAGAAACTGTTAGATGATCCACCACCGCCACCAGTTGCTGCAATAGTGATTGTATCTGTAGATGGATTAGCCGCAAGTGAAATACCCGATCCAGCAACAAATGTTAGACGATCTGATGTTGAGTCTGCTGAAATAACATTAGCGCCTACAAGAATGCCCGAAAACGCATTCGATGAACTTCCGCCACCTGCTAGGAGATTAGTTCCTGCTCCGCCAACACAAACTGAAAGATCAATATACGCACCACGGGCACTTCCGCCTTGTTCAAAGAATCTTATTTTATTTTGATAGGCATCAATTGTTACGCCACCATCAAGAGTTCCATTTGGTGGTTTAGTTAATTTGATCTCACCGCCTTCATCGCCGCTTGCGTTTGTTGAAACAAGTTCTGAACCGCTAACAATACCACTAGCAGTCATGTTTCCTGTAGCAGTAATTGAACCGCCTACTGTTTCGTTACCAGAGATAGCAGAGTTACCAGATACAGCAAGATTAGTTGAGATGGTTGCGCGACCCGTATGCGCGAGCACGCCTGAAGTCGTTGGTGATGCTTTAGTTGCATATGTTGCAGAAGCATTAGCAACTTGTAATCTATCGTTGATCAGTATTCTCAACGCAGTATTGGTTCCAGTGAGACCTGTCCAAGATGCGCGAGTTGCTATGTAGGCGTTTGTGTTTGCTAGTGCTGCACGTTCAACTGTTTTCGTTTGATACGTTGCAACAGCATTAGCAACTTGCAATCTATCACTGATAAGTGTGCGAAGTGCTGTATTCGTTCCAGTCAAGTTTGTGTTGACTAGAGTGATACGAGAGTTAGTATTAGCCCATATGCTGTTGAACGAAGTCGTGCTAACTTTCGTTGCGATGTATGCGTTGGTGTTTGCTAACTGAGAACGAATATAAGCATTCGTATTTGCAAGTGTAGAGTTAACATATGTGTTCTGAGCAAACGTTGTGCGGATATCTGTTCCGTTTAACTTCAAGAATCCAGTAACAGATGTGTTACCAGCAACAGTGTTGGCTACAACTCTAAGATTTCTAGCAGCTGTAATGTTTTGAGCAGCAAATGGTGCTAATCTAAATGTTGCGTGAGCTGTATTGATATAGACGTTTGCGTCTGGTTCTGGCTGATAGTTCTCGAATACTTTCCATGTGCCAGCGTCAGAAGCGTCACGGAAGAAACCAGTATGATGATACGTTCCGTCGTTATAGTTACCAGCGAAACCAAGATCAGGATTGTCTGTGATGTTACCACTGTTCAGGTAAATCATATTATCGCCAAGAACTAGGTTGTTGGCTGTATATGTCTGAACACCACCCGTTACGAATAGTTTTCCTTCAATGCTTACGTTAGCACTGAATGTTGTAAGAGGTGTTACTGTTTGTGGTGTTGTTCCTGTTTTCTTTAGGAAATTTGTATTGACGTTGGCTACTTGATAACGATCAGCGATAAGCAAACGAGCAGTTGTATTCGCAATGAACGTTGATGTAACATATCCATTTGTAGCAAGCGTTTCTCCGCCAACCTGAAGAGTGCCTCCAGTTGAACTTAGATCGGTTGTTCCGAGCGAAATAGTATTTCCACTGATGTATAGAGTTTTGAATCTACGAGTAGGTGATCCAAGATTGTAAGTGATATCAGAAGCTGGAATGATATCACGAGTTTGAATCGTAGTAGAAACTGAATTCGTGATCTTAGTTGCGATATATGCGTTAGTGTTAGCCAATGCAGAGTTGAACGTAGTCGTATTGACTTTAGTTACGATATATGCGTTAGTGTTAGCCAACTGAAACTTGATCCAGCTGTTCGTATTAGCCAATGCAGAGTTGAACGTAGTCGTGTTGACTTTAGTTGAAATGTAAGCATTGGTATTCGCTAGAACCGCATTAAACGTAGACGCGTCGACTTTTGTCGCTGTAAACGCATTAGTATTAGCAAGCAAAGAATTGACATAACTGTTAGCCGCAGCGTATGCTTTAGTCGCAAATCTAGAATCAGCATTAGCAACTTGTAGATAAGCAGGAAAACGTGCGTTTGTATTAGCCAATGCTGCTCGTTCAACAGCTTTTGTTTGATACGTTGCAACTGCATTCGCTACTTGTAGTAGATCAGCAAGCGAATCCCAATAGGTTTGATTTCCGTTCGTCTTAAGAACATATCCAGGCGTGCCGAATGTATTATTGGCTCTTAACCCTACGATGGTTGTGTTACCAGTAACAGAAAGATTCTGACTGATAGCTACACGACCAGTATGATTTAACAGTCCACTTGTTGACGGATTTGACGCATTAGTTTTCGTAGCAATGTATGCGTTCGTATTCGCAAGAACTGTATTGAACGTAGATGTGTTTACTTTAGTTGCAATGTAAGAATTCGTATTAGCCAACGCACTGTTGAATGTAGTTGTGTTGAGCTTTGTTGCGATATACGAATTCGTATTGGCTAGCAACGTGTTCACATAGCTGTTTGCTGCTGCGTATGCTTTTGTTGCGTATGCAGATAAATTAGCTGCACCACCGCCGCCAGCTGCTGCAACAGCTGCAATGTAAGCATTAGTGTTAGCTAGAGCTGCACGTTCTTGAGTTCTAACATACTCGATCGCGAAGTTAGTATTCGCAAGAGCATCGTTGAAATCAATTTGACTTACTCTAGTCGTGATGTATGCGTTAGTGTTAGCCAACGCAGAGTTGAATGTAGTTGTATCAAGTTTCGTCGCAATATAAGCATTTGTGTTGGCTAGATATGCTTTCGTATTAGCAACAGATATCTTAGTGCCAATTAAACTGGTGATCGTTGTAGAGAAGTTTGCATCGTTGGCTAATGCAGCAGCAAGCTCATTGAGTGTATCAAGAGTTCCTGGCGCTGAGTTTACGATACCTGCTACCTTCGTATCGACATAGTTTCTGATAGCAGTATTAGTCGAAGTCAGCGATGACCAAGTTGCTCTTGTATTGATATACGAGTTGGTGTTTGCAAGAGCACTATTGAATGTCGTTGTGTTGACTTTAGTTGCAATGTAAGCGTTTGTGTTGGCTATTGCAGAATTGAATGTTGTTGTGTTTAGTTTCGTAGCAATGTATGCGTTAGTGTTAGCCAAATATGCTTTTGTGTTCGACACCTGCATATACGACTTAGCATTAGCCACAGAAATCTTTTGACTGATCAGTGAACGAGCTGTAGTGTTTCCAATGAACGTAGAAGTTACATACGCATTAGATGATACTGGCTTATTGTTGATAAGCAGATTCGTTTTGCTGACGGAAAGTTTAGTTGTTCCGAGATAGATCGAACTATTTGAAAGCCAAATATCTTTGTATCGTGCTGTGTTTGAACCAAGACTATATGTGACGTCAGATGTAGGGATGAGCGCACGTGTAGCAACAGTCGTAGTGAAAGTGTTAGTTAATCCACCTCCACCACCGCCTCCACCAGATACTGTGTTAGCTTGCCACTTACCAAGTGATGCGCTCCACACGAGAGCTTGTCCGTCACTTGGTGCTTTGACTGTGTTGTAATCTACGTCGTCAAGGCGATGAAGTAATACTTCACCAGAACCAGATGATCCACCACCAGTAGCAGCATTGAAAGCTATTTTAGAAACGCGACGATCAATGTCTTGTGTGAACTGTTCTAGTTTCTTTTCTAACTTAGTTACATCTGCGTCAGAGCCAGGATCACCTTTGTCACCCTTATCACCCTTCGGTCCTTGTGGTCCTACCGCTCCGTCTTTTCCGTCTTTGCCATCTCTGCCAGGAACGCCTTGAGGACCTCTCTCTCCTGTTTCACCTTTTGCTCCATCACGGCCGTCGCGTCCATTGGTTCCGTCAATACCTGACGGTCCTTGTTCACCGCGCTCTCCTGGCTCCCCTCGTTCACCAGAAATTCCTTGTGGACCTTGTTCTCCTCGTTCACCTTGATCTCCTTTATCACCTTTAGGACCAATGTCTCCGCGATCACCCTTATCACCACGAGGTCCGCGTTCGCCGTCTTTACCTGCTGGACCAGTTAGACCTGTATCACCACGAGGACCAGGAGGACCAGCTTCGCCTGGATCACCTTTGTCGCCTTTATCACCTTTCGTTCCAGACGAACCATTATCACCAATGACTCTACCTAGATTGGCTAAACTGCCGTCACTGAACTGTAGAGTAAGATCGCCTTCAAATATACGTGCGTCAACGATGCTACGACCGTCGCGCCCATTCTTTACTTGTATGGAATTGATTTGCTCGATTAGCTGAGAGCGAGCTTCCTCAATCTCAGCTTTTGC